GCTGGATGGCATTACTAGCAGCACGTCAGAGCTAAACATTCTCGACGGTGTAACCGCTACCGCTGCAGAGCTGAACGTTGCGGACGGCATCACTGCGTCTACCGCAGAGCTGAACCAGCTGGATGGCAAGACAATCAGCAGCACGCTGACACCTGCAAACACCAACGACATTCCCACCAGCTCAGCAGTCAACACTTTTGTGTCTGGCTTGCTCAACGCCCTGGGCGGGTTTGTCGCTATCGCCAACGAAAACAGTTTTCCAACAACTAACCCTGACCCCAGTGACAACGCTGGCACGGTGGTGTCGATTGCTGATGCTGGCGGCATGTCAGTCAACAGCAGTGGCGTTGGCTCAGGTCAAACCACTGCCGGCACAGCAGTGACAATTACTGGTTTCCCAGCAACCTTTAACAGCACGACGATTCAAGCTGGCCTGGGCTTGCAAGTGCAAACCACTAGCACCCTCAACACTTACACCTACCACAAGGTTTACGCCAAAGACGAAGACGTTCGTCAGCTCAGCCAAGACGTTGACGACTTCAAGGCTCGCTACCGAGTTGGCAGCTCAAACCCGACGACTGATCTAGATGCTGGCGACCTGTTCTTCAACACAGGCACCGGCAAGATGCTGGTCTACAACGGCCAGAACACCGCTTGGGAAGAAGTCCAATCTATTGGTGAGTTCTTTATCAACACACTGTCGGCGTCTACAAGTACGGGCGGCGGCAGTGCAACTTTCAACGACACGGCCTATCGCTTTACGCTGAGCAACGCCCCGACTAATGCAGAGCAGCTGCTGGTCAGCGTCAATGGCGTTGTGCAAAAGCCCAACAGCGGCACGTCACAGCCATCAGAAGGCTTTGCCATTGACGGTTCAGACATTATTTTTGCAGCTGCGCCTGCAACAAGCGCACCGTTCTTCATCATCACCATCGGCTCGTCGGTCAACATCGGCACGCCAAGCGCAGGCACTGTCGGCACAGCTCAGCTGGCAACCAGTGCTGTCACTAACGACAAGATCAGCAGCACCGCAGCCATTGCGTCGTCCAAGCTGGCTAAGCCTATTGACTTTGCCGACAACGAAAAGGCACGGTTTGGCACTGGAAATGACCTAGAGATTTATCACAGCGGCGCTCATTCTTTTATTCAAGACGAAGGGACAGGCAATCTCTACATCGACGCAAATCAGCTGTATTTGAGAAATGCTGATACTGACAATGTACTACTGCAAACTACAAGTGGCGGAGTAGTTCAACTCAAGCACAACGGCACGACAAAACTTGAAACCAAATCAGACGGCATCGACGTAACTGGCGAGGTCCAGTGCGACAGCTTGGATGTTGATGGCAACGCTGATGTTTCAGGCGACATCAACATTTCAGGCGGCAACAAAACCGTTCAAACCACTGCTGGATTTTTGCAAGTTGGAACGTCAGGGTCAAATCGCCTCGCGTTTATTACAAACGGTAGCGAGAAAGGACGTATTGAAAGCAATGGAAATTTTGGCGTTGGCGTTACAAACCCCGCCTCTAAATTAGAAGTCAAAGGTGTTGGCGACCTAAGTGGCACGCATTATGAATATGCTTATTCACAAGACGGAAGCATTAAGGTAACAGGCAACGAAAGTACTGTCGACATTGTTTCTACGGACTCAGGCAACCACGCAGGCTCTCTTATTATTAGAGGAAATAACAAAGGATATGCCTTCAATAATGACAGCGGCAATGACCTTTTTAGATTAGTTTCTTTTACTGCTAGTGCGGATGATTGGAACATACACGAGGCAAACGGCGCCAACGTTTCTTCGTTTGTACGACTTGCATCGTTTAGAAAAAGCGGTGGCATGTGTTTCGGCAATGACACAGCTGCTGCAAACGCTCTCGACGATTATGAAGAAGGCCAGTGGACTCCAACCTTGAAATTTGGAGGCGGAAGCACGGGCATTTCTTACGGTTCAAACACAGGTGGCTCTTATGTAAAAATTGGTCGAATGGTATTTATTCATTGCCGAATGGAGCTTACTAGCAAGGGGTCTTCAACAGGAGCTGCAGCGATTCATGGATTGCCTTTTACCCAGGGAAATATACAAAGCGGCGGCAGTGGAGTTGAAGCGGTTACGCATTTAGGTGGGTATCAAGCAAATGTTTTTTCTACTTCAATGTCAAATGTTTCGGTAGGGGGGACCATTGGCGAAAACTCCCAAAGTATAAGTCTCCGCTTCTTGCGTTATGATACTGGCGATCATGTAGATGTAAATCAAGGCCATTTTGAAAATGCCTCGTCATTCGCTATGGATTTTATTATTCAGACCTAACATTTAGCCCGCAACGGCTCAAAACTACGCCTAAACCTGTTTCGTTCGGAGAACGTTCCTAATGGCTATTACCAAGCGCACTGAACTCAAAGAAGAGATCCTGCCTAACCAGACCATCCAGATCCGCACTACTACCGTGGTCGAAGAGGATGGTGTTGAGTTGGGACGCAGTCATCACCGCCATGTAGTTGCCCCTGGCGACGACGTAAGCGGCGAGGCCCAGGAGGTGCAAGACATTGCAGCAGCCCTGTGGACGGCCGAGGTAATCTCTGCCTATCAGGCCAGCCTGTCCTCTACCCCTGGTGAATGACCATGGCACTTACTCAGGTATCTGACAACGGTCTCACCAACACAGGCGTTACCGCTGCAACCTATGGCAGCAGCTCTGCCATTCCATCACTCACAATCGACGCAAAGGGCCGGATTACTGCGGCGTCTACTACTTCGATCGACAGCACAAGCATTGCTAACGGCACGTCAAACGTGACGGTCGCAGCTAACTCCAACATCGACTTTGTTCGTGCCGGTAACACTGAAGCCAGTGTTGTGGATGGCGGCATCAAGTTTACTGATAACAAAAAAGCCTTGTTTGGCTCTAGCAGTGACCTGCAAATTTTTCATGACGGATCAAACTCTTACATTGACGACGCTGGCACTGGCAACTTAAAACTTAACAGCAACGAAGTTCACATCCTGAGCAACGATAACTCTGAATACAGCGGAAGGTTTATTAGCAATGGCGCTGCAGAGCTTTATTATGACGGCAGCAAAAAGTTTGAGACTAAATCAGACGGCGTTGACGTGACCGGCGAAGTCCAATGCGACAGCTTGGATGTTGATGGCAACGTTAATTTTAATGGAAGTCATCATTACTTTTCCACCTCAAGCACTAGCAACGCTTCGCTGACACTAAAGAAATCAGCTAGCGGCGCTGACTCTATTGATTATCTTCAATGCCGAGACAATGCAAATGGTCTCAAGGCAAAAATTGGAGGCAGTGGCGAAGTTGAGTGCTTGTCGCTGGATGTCAACGGCAGCGGTGACATTAGTGGCAACCTTGATGTTGGTGGTGAGCTAAACCTGATTGGCTCAGGTGATGGCGCTAAATACATTGATGCTCGTGTTGGAAGTGGCGGCACACTTTCTATCCGAGGCACCCTTGGCGGAGATGCCAACCATTCCAATCTGGCTACCTTTACTCGCAACGGAGCTGTCAACCTTTATAACGCCGGACAAAGCAAACTTTCAACTACATCAACCGGCGTAAACGTAACCGGCACAATAACGTGCGACGGGCTAACTGTTGATGGAACGTTTACGCAAAGCAACGGAAATGGAATTGTCACTATTAAAGATAGCAACAATACTGGCAACAACACTATCGCTTATGTTGAAGGTAGAGATAGCGCTGGCAACGGAAAATGGTTTGTAGGTCACGCAAGCACTAACAACCAAGATCTTTACATCAATAACACTGCTGGAGGACAGATTAGATTCCGCAGTTCAAGTGCTGATCGAATCATCATGCAGGCAGCGGGGCATTTTGTTCCGCAAACCAATAACTCTATTGATTTAGGTTCTTCAGGTACTCGCTGGCGCAACGTCTACACAAACGACCTTAACCTCAGCAATGAGGGCAGCGCTAACGACATTGACGGCACCTGGGGCAACTTTACGATTCAGGAAGGTGAGGACGATTTGTTCCTTATCAACCGCCGCAATGGCAAAAAGTACAAGTTCAATCTCACGGAGGTTTCCTGATCATGGCTTTCTATGGCAGCGGTGCCGGCATTACCGCACTTGTCCAGGGGGACACCACTGGCAGTCACACTTCAACGACTTCTGACAGAAGCCTGAGTGGCAGCTATGTGACACACCGCACAATTACAAAAACAGTGCCTTCAGGCCATACAGGACACTTTGCGTGCCACGCTTTTTTTAGTCGGATGCGCGAATCTGAGGCCGGAGGGTTTAGGTGTAGGTGCCAAGTCACTGGCACGTCAACTCAAACTAACCATGAGTTTACTGGCGCAAAAGGGCACGAAGATCATGACGGCGACGTTTCAAATCCGACTTGGTTTTTTACTCTTGGCCCAGGAACTTATACTTTTAACTTGCAAGTTAAAGAATGGTTTGGCAACATCATTCTGAATTACTACAGTGGCACTGATCACTGGACAGTCAACGGCTACCACGTTAGGGACTGATGAGAGACTACGATCTGCCATTGAGATACGACTGCAACGGCGAGTTGTCAGTCCTAGAAATTGCCCATTATTTGTATATGGACAAAGGATGGGTAGTTGAATACGCCGACGAAAATGGCGTGTTTGGCAACGGCGTGCGCGGCCAGTACGAAGAACGCTTTACATGGGAAGACAACCCGGATGAAGCCGTGACTCACGCTGACCTTGTGGCGCGCAGAGCAGAGCTAGGTCCAATTATTGAAATGGGTCGGCTGCGTTATGTGCGCGACCAAAAGCTTGCTGAAACAGATTGGTGGGCTGTTGGCGACCGCACCATGACTGCTGAGCAAACTGCTTACAGACAGGCACTGCGTGATCTGCCAGCCAACACAAGTGACCCCAAAAACCCTGTATGGCCGACTAAACCGAACTAAGGTCTGCGTGTTTTCTTTCGATAAACATGAAGCGCTTCCTGATTGCTGCTTCTGTCGTCGCTGGGGCGCTTGCATTGGGCAGCCCGTCTGCGAAGGCAGAGGGCAAGTTTTTTGCGAACCCCGAGTTCGTGACCGGATTCAGCGGCAGCAGCAGCAGCGGCAGCAGCCTTGACCTGCACGTTGGCTACAAGGACGGCCCCTTCTTTATCCAGGCTGGCCCTGCCATGAGCAACGACACCACTGACACTGACTGGGGCTGGTCTGGCAAGGCTGGCGTTAGCGGCCAGGTCGATGACCAAACCAACCTCTACGCCGAGGTGGGCTTCAGCAAGTTCGACGGTTCTGACACCGGCAGCTACGTCAAGACTGGCGCAGT